AAGGCTGCAACAGCACCTTACACTTCAGTCAAAGTTCGTAACCCAATCGTGGATAAGGCTTCTTATCTCGAGCATTCAGTCCGTGCCTCACTAGGCAACGAGACTTCAAAGATGTATGTTGCAGCAGCAGCAGACACAACAGACAACGCTGGCTTAATCCCAACTCGTCAGCTCACATCCGTAATCAACGGCATCTCAAATGCAGATCGTCCGTTCATCGACTCAATCTCAACTGGTGCACTACCAGATGCAGGTATGACTTTCGAAATCCCAAAGATCACAGTAGCTCCAACAGTTGCAGTAGCATCAGAAGGCGGCGCACCATCTGAAACAGATATGAACTCAGCTTTCGTTTCTGTAAATGTTCAGAAGTTTATTGGCCGCCAAACATTCAGTCTAGAGCTTCTAGACCGTTCATCTCCAGCATTCTTTGCAGAGTTAGTCCGTCAAATGGAATTTGCATACGCAAAGGCTACAGATGTAGCAGTTGGTACAGCACTAATCAACGGTGGAACAGATGGCGGAAACCGTGCAGCACTTACAACAGGTGCATTGGTTGCTGACTTTGTTTCAGATGCAGCTGTTTCTATTTACAAGGGAACACTTGGATTTGCTCAAAACATTGTTGTTTCTCCAGAACAATGGGGCGCATTGATGGGCTTGGTCGATGGTTCAAACCGTCCAATCTTCCAGCAGACAATCAATCCTCAGAATGCTGGCGGAGATCTAACTGCAACAGCTATTCGCGGAAATCTTCTAGGTCTAAACCTACGCGTTTCACGCGCATTGACAGATGCTTCAGGACTCGGAGACAACACATTGATCGTTGTTAATCCAGATGCTTACACATGGTACGAGTCACCACGCCTATCACTTCAGACAAACCTAATCTCAACAGGTCAGGTTGAAGTTGGATATTACGGCTATGGAGCAGTCGCTACAAAGCTTGGCGCAGGTTCATACCGTTACATGGTTGCATAGTAACTAACTAATCATGGGGGGGCGGTTGCTCCCGATCGCTCCCCCAGTCGTTTATTGAGAGGAATTGGAAATGGCAACAATAGTCACACCAGCCGAATTACGCTCTGTGCTTGGCGTTTCCAGTTCCCTCTATAACGATGCTTATTTAACAGATGTAATCGATACAGCTGAGGCAGTAATCTTGCCTATGCTTGTTAAGTACTCAAGTCCTATCGACACAGTTACATTGCAGGATAACATTGCAACTTATGGAGTTCTAGGCGATAACAATTTTGCAGAGGGTCAAAGCGTAGTCATAACAGGCGTTGGCGCTCCTTTCAATGGCACATTTACTATTCTTGAGTCAAGCAACATTGACATTGAGGATTTTATTGTTCGATCAAGCTCACGCATTTATTTAGATGGGGCTTACAGAGAATTTAACGGTTTCTTTACTGTAGCAATTACAAACGCAAACATTACAGAGAGAAAAGTAATTCCTTCAGGCTTGGCTACTCTTTCAGGCGCTTCTACTTATGTAGGAAACGCCGCCGTAGAGTCAGCAGTCCTAGCAGTATCAGTAGAAGTATTCCAATCCCGTATTGCTCCTGGTGGACAGATCGAAGGCGTAGACTTTACAACCGTGAGCCCATATCGTTTAGGCCGCAGTCTTTTCAATAGAGTCTCGGGGCTTTTAGGGGCGTTCGTTGATACCGATTCTATGGTGCAATAGTGTCTAACACAATCTTAAGCACAATTAGACAACCACTAGCTACAGCCTTTGCAGGCGTAGCAGGCAATGTCTATGCCTATGTGCCAGAAGCTCCAATGGTTCCTTTTGTAGTAATGGTTCCAGATTCTCCTTACCTCGAATTAGAGACTATAGGAAAATCACAAATACGAACTAAAATAAATATTGTGATATCAGTAGCGGTTGCATATAACAGTAATCCCGCATCGCTCGACAATCTCGAGCAGTTAGTAATAAGCGTTCTGAAGGTAATCCCAGACGGGTATGCAGTCGGAGCAGTTGAAAAACCAACAGTAACTCAAGTTGGCCCATCCAATGTATTGGTGGCCGATATTAGAGTTTCGACCTATTATACACAAATCAATTAAGGAGAAAAAATGTCTACACGAATTATCACGGGTCGCGATGTGTCTTTCACGCTCGACACAAAGGCCTATGATGCGATACAACTATTGAAACATATGCAACACTTGATGGCAACGCCTATGCAGCGGTGGATGCTCAATGGACTTTCACAATCGAACTTTTGCAAGACTGGGGATCAGCAGCGGCACAAGGTTCACTATTTGAAAATATGTGGACTAACGCCGAACAGAATCCAAACACACCAGTTACTGTTTCTTTCACAGCTGTAACCGGAGCGGTTTTCAGTTTCACAGTATTGCCAATCTTCCCAACAGCAGGTGGAGCGGCTCCAGGAGCATTAACAGATACTTGGGCGTTAACAGTTATCGGCAAGCCAACAGAAACATTTAGTTAAAAACTAGAAACGGGAGCAAACAATGCAACAACAAATAACAATTAAATATAACGATGGATCTGAAGATACTTATCAAGTCAGACCACCAGATTACGCCAAGTGGGAAATGGCCACTAAAAAGGTCATTTCTAACTTTGGTGGTATGTGGGATATTTTGTTTGTAGCTCATTCAGCAATGAAGCGAGAGGCAGGCGGAAAACCCGTTAAACCACTAGAGGTTTGGATGGAGACGGTGGCAGATGTCGAGGTGGGAAGTGATGACCCAAAAGTCATCCAAGAGGAAGCGTAAGCCGACTCTTAGTTGATCTGGCAATAGCGACACAGATCCCTATGTCAGAATGGCAAACAGCAGAAGATATTTTAACCGCAATAGAGATACTAGAGGAGAGGAATAATCGTGGCTGAACAAACGGCTTTCGATAAAACCGAACTTCGTGCAGTCTTTAAGGCGTTAAAAAATATGGACGAGCAGGCAGTAGACGAAGCCAAGCGCCAGTCTGGTGCTTTAGCAGAGTATGCTCGTAAAGAAGTGATTGGTGCTGCATCGGGTCTACAATCCCGAGCAGTTGCCAGTCGCATCGCATCAGGTTCAAAGGTAAAGAAGTCATCTAGAATCGGTGAAATTACTTACGGCTTTGCAGCTCAGAAGTTTTCAGGTGGTGCAACCACTAAAGATCTTTGGGGTGGCTCAGAGTTTGGATCTAATAAGTTTAAGCAGTTTCCAGTTTGGTCAGGTCGTCAAGGTCGTGGGTCTAAGGGTTACTTTATCTATCCAACCCTTCGCAGAATCCAGCCTTACATCGTAGCTGAGTGGACTAAGTCGTTTGATAAGATTTTGAAGGAGTGGACATAATGGCAGGTACTAGTAGAGCCTTAACCCTCAAACTCCTTGCAGATATCGATAACTTCACTAAGAACATCAACAAGGCAGATAATGAAGTAACTACCTTTGGTGACAAGGTTACTAAGTTTGGTAAAGTCGCAGGCGCAGCGTTTTTAGCAGCAGGCGTTGCAGCAGCGGCATACGCTGGAAAGTTAGCCATTGATGGAGTTAAAGCAGCTATCGAAGATGAAGCAGCCCAGGCTAAACTAGCAACCACATTAAAGAATGTGACTGGTGCCACAGATGACCAGATCAAGGCTACAGAAGATTACATTCTTAAGCAGTCTTTGTTATTTGGTGTTACAGATGATGAACTTCGTCCATCTTTAGATCGACTTACTCGCGCCACAGGCGATGTTACAAAGGCACAAAAACTACAATCAATAGCAATCGATATTGCAGCAGGTACAGGTAAAAGCCTACAGGCAGTCACAGAAGCACTCTCAAAGGCGCAGGAAGGCAATTTAGCCGGGCTTTCACGGCTTGGCGTAGGCATTACTAGGGCTGAACTTGCCACGCTTTCATTTGATGAAGTAACGGCCAAACTAGCTTCAACCTTTGAAGGTCAAGCATCTATTCAGGCAGATACTTTTCAAGGCAAGATGGCTCGCCTATCTGTTGCATTTAATGAAGCAAAAGAAACTGTTGGATCTTTCATCCTAGATGCAGTTACTCCTTTAGTTGAAAACATTGTTACTTATATTGTTCCAGCCGTTCAGCAGTTTATTGAAGGTTTTACAGGCGGTAGCGGATTAAAGAATGCTTTTACTCAGATTATCGATGTTGCTAAAACTATCCTTATTCCAATCTTTCAAGGTGTCCAATCTATTTTTAATAAGGTTAAAGATGCCGTAATGGATAACGAAGAAGCCTTTAAGGCTTTATGGTCATTTACTAAGAATATCTTGGCACCATTTATGGGTGGGGCTTTCAAAGTTGCTTTTGAAGTAATTGGAACAGTAATTGGAACTACGGTTAATGCCGTTGGAAAACTCATTAGCGCCTTTCAAACCCTTTTCGAATGGGGTAGCAAAGTAGCGGGATTCTTAGGTTTCGGTTCAAGCGGCGGAGCTACTAGGGCTAGTTTTGAAGGTCCACCGCCGCCTCCTCCTCCTACTGGTCCTCGAGGAGGAATTATCCAAGATTTAAATCGTGGATATACAGGATTGGTTAGTTACAATAATAATATTACAGTTAATGGCGCTATTGATTCAGAATCAGCAGCTCGTCAAATTGTTCAAGTCCTAAATCAATCTTCTTACCGTGGAACTCTTGGTGCTGGTGCGCTTGTATGACAGCATGGACACCAGATTGGGCAGTAGAGGTTAATGGGCTGGGAGATATCACTAACCTAGTTATAGCAAATTTAACAATTAGCTCTGGTCGCTCAGACATATATTCTCAGCCTATTGCAGGTTATTGCCGTTTTACTATTCTTAACCTTAACCAGGCTGCAACAGGATTTGATGTCAATGATTCAGTCGTAGTAAAGGTAAAAGACTCATCTGGAACTTATATTCCTTTGTTTGGTGGAGATGTAACAGATATCGATATAACAGTCGAAACAGGTGAGCCAGCCATTACTCAGGCTATTACCGTTACAGCTCTTGGTGCGCTATCTAAATTGCCTAAAATCTTGACCGAAGGTGTATTGTCTAAAGATGAAGATGGCGATCAAATATATGCAGTTTTATCTAGCGTTCTATTTGATAGTTGGAATGAAGTACCAGCAGCGCTTGAATGGGTTAATTATGATCCAACAACAACTTGGGAAAACGCTGAGAACTCAGGCTTAGGCGAAATTGATCGTCCTGGAGATTACGAGCTTACAGCTCGTTCAGCATCGACTACAGATATTTATAGTTTAGTTGCTAGCCTGGCTAGATCAGGTCTTGGATACATTTATGAAGATTCTTCTGGTCGAATTGGTTATGCAGACAGCACTCATCGCAGCCAATATCTTTCCAATAACGGTTATGCTTTTGTTGATGGCGGATGGGCTTATGCCGCTGGAATTGCCACATCAAGGCGCTTAGGTGATCTACGCAATGAGGTCACAATTACCTATAAAAACGATGCCCAAGAAACAGCATCAGATGCGGCCTCAATTGCAGTTTATGGATACCAAGCCGAAAACATTTTGACTAGCATTGAAAACCAAGCAGATGCAGAATCTCAAGCTGCATTCTATTTAGACATCAGGGCATATCCTCAAGACCAGTTTAAGTCGATTACTTTTCCTATGACTAACCCAAATATCCCAGATGCTTCTCGAGATCAGGCTTTAAATATCTTTATGGGCTTACCCCTAGATATTGAGGATCTACCACTAAATATCGCAGGCGGTCGATACCAGGGCTTTGTCGAAGGCTGGACTTGGAATAGCCGATTTAATGCTTTGGATTTGACAGTTATTGTCTCGCCAGTTGCTTTTAGCCTTCAGGCGTTCAGATGGAATTCTGTACCAATTAACGAAAGATGGAACACAATTAGTCCTACTTTGGACTGGAATAACGCTACAATAGTAGCCTAATCAAGGAGACAAATGGCAACGACTACTAACTATGGCTGGACTACGCCAGATGACACAGCATTGGTCAAGGATGGCGCAGCAGCTATCCGTACTCTTGGTTCATCCGTAGATACCACTACTAAGGCGCTTAACCCATCAACCACACTTGGCGACATTGAGTATCGCTCATCTACAGCCAACACAAATACTCGTTTAGGCGTTGGTACGACAGGTCAAGTGCTAACAGTTGCGGGTGGAGTTCCATCATGGGCAACGCCTACAAGTGGTTCGATGACACTCTTAAATACAGGTGGTACAACTTTATCGGGCGCTTCTATAACAATCAGTAGCATTCCAGCAACCTACCGCGATCTACGCATCGTTGTACAAAACTTTAGACCTGCTACTGATGCTGTTCAATTAGGATTGCGATATAATGGAGATAGTGGAGCAAATTATCGGGCAATCGGTGCATCAGTAAATAACACGGGTGCTATTGGCGATAATAATGTAAGTCTTTGCGCTGAAACTGATAATGGAACATCAATTTCACTAATGATTGCTCAGATAAACGAGTATGCCAATACAACGACCTATAAATTCCATTTTTCTGATGCTATTATCAATGATTCAACGACACCTGCTAATATAAATTATCGCAGAAGTGTTGGAGTTTGGGGTTCTTCTTCGGCAATAAATAGCATTACTGTTTTTCCAACTTCCGGCAATTTTACATCAGGAACAATTTTTGTATATGGAGTGAACTAATGAATAAACCTTTAATTAAAATTTACAACATTGAAACAGGCGAAGAAATTGAGCGCGAAATGAACGCTGAGGAACTTGCTCAATGGCAAACAGACCAAGCCGCACAGACAACAGCCAAAGTTGAAGCAGAAACAAAGACCGCCCAAAAGGCAGCCCTGTTAGATCGGCTAGGCATTACAGCTGATGAAGCCAAACTTTTA